AACCCGGGTTTACGGTCATATCATACATTGACTCAAGCAAACTTGGCTTTTTGACACGAGCCCTTTCTGTAGCCGCATTTTGCGCCACGCGCTTTTCACGCTCTGTAAGAACACGCGCTCCACGATCAGCATAACCACGAGTCACAGACGGGGCCGGAGTGCGCTTCTTCGCAGCTTCAGCACGAACCGCCTCGCGAGCTTGCTCCATATTCATTGGAGGTCCGAACAAACCTCGGTCTTTAGCCATTAGCTTTTTAGCTTCCGCGTCAAGATTAAAGCCGGTGTTGCCCGACTTGTTCGCAGGGGCGGCAGGCGGATTGCCACGAGTCGGGGCGGCAGCAGCAGGCGCAGCCGGACGCGACGCGGGCGCCGGAGCAGCAGCCGGAGCAGCGGCACGAGGTGCCGGAGCAGCCGCGCGAGCCGGAGCAGCCTTCGACGATTCACCCGCCATCTTGGTGTTGTAGGTGTTACCCCGCCAAGTGAAAACGCCATCCGGGCCCTGATTTTCACGTTCCTTTGCAAACTTCTCGCTGAACGACATCTTCTTCTCAGCGTCTTTGATTTCCCTCTCACGCACGGCGTTCAGGTTGCGCGCTTCTGCACCTCGATCCATAAGGCGTGTTGTATCAAATGAAGGCTTCGAACGCGACATTTCCTCCAAGCTACTCATATCAAGCTCGACAGGCTTGACCTTGCCGCCCTTCCTGTAGCCGCCCATCTCGGTGGCCAGCTTGCGTGCGGTGTCAGATGACGTCTGGACGCCGCCCTTAGCAAAACCCTTCACGCCGCGCCCCTTGAGGACATCAGCCCGAGTGACCTTACCATCACCGGTAAGATCGGGCATCTTACCGCCCTCAGCCATCCTCATCTTACGCATCTCAGCGCCTTCCTTCTCCGACGCGCGGTTGCCTGCGGCAAATCTGGCAGCATCCTCTTTCGAGACCGTCGCCTTCTTAATCATCTCGTTCTGCGCCTTGGCAGCGGCGAGGTCAGCCGGCGTCGGCATCGGCTTCTTCACCGGACCGCCAACCTTATAGGTCGGGATCGGGCGAGCGTTCGCGCGCTGCTGCAGCGCCTTCGCACCGTTCGGCTGGTTCGGCATGGGCTCAGCAAACGCCGGGCCAAAAATCGCGCGAGCCTTGGCCCGCAGATCAGTCATCTTCATTGAAAACCTCCAAGGTTCCGCAGGGCCTCCGACTGCAGCTTCATTGCCGCAATCTTCTCTCTCGATGCGCGATTCGCCGCGTCACTCTGAGCTTCCATCTGAGCCTTCGCAAGCTCCACCTGAGCATCGCGCTCATCATCCGCCTGTTTAATCTGCAGCTTCTGCATCTCAACCTGCGCCATCTGATCGATCTCAGGCTGCGGCTTATACATCGGCGCCAGCTGCTGCATAGCCTGCGCAACCATGACCGCCAGCTGGTTCTCAAGCTCCGGAGGCATCGGCATGCCCGGAGGCGGCAGCGGCTGGCCAATGATCTGCTCGACCTGCTGACGCATCTTCAGCGCCAAGTGCTCGTTGATGTGGGCCTGCAGAATCGGATTGTCCTGCGCAATCGGCGCGTGTGCCGCGATGTGCGCGTCGTGATCCTGATACGCACCCGCCACCAGCGGCATGCCCACAATCGCGTTCTGGTTCTCCGTCAGCGGATCCAACGGACGCGGCTTCTGACGCTCCGGCGCCAGAATCAATTCAATCTTCTCAGGCGCCACGCCCATCTCAACATACATCTGCCGATACGCTTCCCGCAGATTGTGCTGATCCGGCTGCTGCGTCGCAAACCGCAGCAACGCCTCGGCACGCATCATCCGCTGGGCCGACGATGAAATGTTCGGATCCGACACCGGAATCACGTCGATGTTATTCGCGAAATCCTCGCGCATAATCGCCGCCATGCCGCCCCGAACCGGGAACGGATACGGTTCATCCGGCAGATACTTCCCGAACAGATCCGCAATCAGCTTCAGTTCGCGGGTAAACGCCCTGTGGCAGCGCTTCAGCGTCGCCGACTGCAGACGGGTCGCCGCCTCCATCAACGCCACGGTCGTGCCTACAGGCGCGTCCTGACGCCCCTCGCCGACCGCAATCTCCGTCGTGTTCGCCAGATTCCGGGCCGCCTCGTAGGTTTCCTTCAGCAGCGCCAGCGATACCTGCGACGGCTCCTTATACGGCATCGTCATGATCGCGTTCTGGATCGGCAAGCCGCCGGTATCGATCTCACGGAACTCCGTCGGACCAATCCCGATGTTGTTGTCCTCCAGCCGCATGCCCTTCACGCGCAAGCCGCCCGGGACGTTATTCAGCGTGCCCGCATCAATCAGCTGGCGGCGGATCGACGTCGCCGTCTTCGCCGAATTCCCCAGCAAGTGCGCATAACCCAGACCGTAGAACCCAACGCCCGGCATGAACTTATAGTGCGTGAACGGGTTCTTCCGCTGAAACGTCGGATCCCCCTCGTCGTAGTTCCGATAAACCGACAGAACCTTCCGGGTTCCCTCTTCAATCGTCACGACATACGGCAACGGGATGCCATCCTCGTTCTCATACCCCACGAGGTTCAGATCCGCGTACACCTCGTAGATCCGGTACTCCTCAGTGCCCTCAGCACCCGGCTCCACCCCCTGAACGCCGTCCACTTCCGCCTGAATCGGCGTCTGCGAGCTATCGTCCGCCTGCGGATCACCCAGATCGATGTCCCGATACACGCCCGCCAGCTGCGCCAACCGGAAATTCCGGCGCGACATCGGCGTTATGTGGCAAAACCGCGGCGACGTCGCCAAATCCGTCGTGCCATACGACGCGATGAAATTATCCGGCAGCACGAAACGGCTCACCGGACGCCCCAGAAGCCGATCCTGATACGTCTTCTTAAACGTCGAACCCACCAGCGGCAGCCAGAACAGCATCTGGTCGAATTCTTCGTAGAATTCCGGCGCCAATTCCGTCAGATACAGGTTCATGAACTGCTGCACCCGGGACGCCTGCGCCTCCAGCTGCTCGTTCGCGACCCCAATCACCTGCGTTTTCACCGGTCCAGCCGCCGGCATCAACTCACCAGCGGCCACAGCCTGCCAGCGCACCACAGCCTCAGCCATCAGCGGGTCATAGACGCCGCATGCACCCTTAAACGGCGTCTGGCGGTCCTCAATCTTCAGACCCATCAGCTTGATGCCCTCAGACATCGTCGCTTCCCAGTCCCCACGCGACTGCTTGTCTTCCTCGACACCGCTCAGCAACGTCTCGCCAAGCGTGTTCATGTCCATATCGTCCATGTACAGCGCCAGATTCGCGTCAAACGGCGCATCTTCCAGCCGCTCCACCTCCGGCTCGAAATCAATCTCGACCCCGCCGTCGTCCAGTTCCGTAAACTCCGCGCCGTCAACCATCGCCGGGCCGTCGTCGTCGATCTCAATATCGGCGGCATCCAACGGCAAATCCACATCGACGCCGCCAATCCCCTCGAACGCAGGGCGGAGCGTGTCAGCGAGCGATGTCGGTCTGCGTGCCATAGTCCACCTTACCAATAGAAGCTTACAGGTTCAAGCGGCGTGTCATACACGGGTTCATACGGATCTTCCGTGTTCGCCACCCAGCCACTCTGTTTAATCCGCAAAAACGCCATCGTCATCGTGTCGACCCAGTCCCGCGAATCCGCCGCCGGAAACTGCACGCACTGCTCCATGAAATCCCGCGCCCACGGCCTCAACTGATCCGGCGAATTCTTCATCGTCGGCAGCCATACCCGACCGTTCTCAATCAAATCCGTCACAAGCCGCACACGCGCGATCTTATCGCCGAACTTATCCGGGTTAAACGGCGTCGCCACAATCCCCGCCCTCCCCAGATCCTGTATCAGCATCTGCCCGTTCGCCTTCGCCTCCACCAGCACCGTGTCCGGCGCCCGCTCCCGCGATGCCTTGATCGGCAGCTTATAGTTATCGTCCCGGTAATCCGTCGCCATCCGCTGCACCATGCGCCTCAGAATCGGCCACTCCGCCCGCTCCCGCCACACACTCAGCAAAATCAGGTTCGGAATCCCATTGTCGTCGTCAAACACACCCCACGTCGTCGACGCACTAAACGCCGACGTCTTGTTCGCCGTCAGCGCCGTGTCCCATGCCTGCAAAACATACTTCACCTTCGGCGGCTCGGGGGAGCGCCACCACTTAAACCACGTCTGATCGATGATACCCCCATCATCAACCACCGGGTTCTGCTGATATAACGACGACCAAATCCTAGACGTCGTCGATGGCTGGCGGCGGATGTTCTCAAGTTCCTCTTTTGGGAACTGCTCCGGCCACAGTGCATCCCCGGGCTTGCGCCCAAGAATGTCCTTATCCACCGCCATAGCGGGCAATATCACCCGCTCCCACTTCTCCCCCTCACCATCCCTCTCCGCCTGATCCAGACGACCCATGTGGTCACCCAGATGCCAGCGCGTCCCAATCAAAACTATCGGCGTGTCCTTGTTCTTGCGACGCGTGAAAAAATCCGCGCCATACCACGACCACAACTTGTTACGCTCACTCTCACTCTCCGCCGCCTGAATCCCAGACAGCAAATCGTCCCCAATCAATATGTCCCCACGACGACCCGTCACGTTCGCGCCAACAGCCGTCGCGTGGTAACCACCACTCCCAGTCGTCATCCACTCCCCAGCAGCCGTCTTATCCGCACTAATCCCAACGCCCGGGAACAGCCGACGGTGCTCGTCTCCCTTGATGACGTTCCGCACCTTCAAACCAAACGAATCCGACAACTCCTGCTTGTGTGTCGCAAAAATCACATTCCGGTCAGGGTTCTTCGACAGGTAGTACGCCGGGAAATAGTGAGACGCCGCAAACGACTTCCCATGACCCGGAGGCATGCTGATCATCAAACGGCGGATCTCACCGCGCGCAACCGCATCCAGCTTCTCACACACCAACCGCAAATGCGGCGGCGGCGCTAACCCACTCACATACTCAACATACTTCGCAAACGACGATATCGCCTCCTCGCGGGAAACCAACTCCGCCAGCAATTCATCCAGCGTCAGGTCGTCGTTCATCCGGCAGCCAAATCCGCGCGCTGCTGAGCATCCACTATACGCAGATACTCGTCCATCCAAAACGCCGCGTACTGCGCCATCTCCGAATGGCGCCGATGCATTCGATGCAACTCCGCCTCCAACTTCGCAATCCGCGCGTCCTTCTCCGTCTCAGTCATCGTTATCCCCAATCCCACGGACCAACGTCCCCTCAATCACCTTCACCGGCCTCGCCCGATCCGCAACCATCGCCCTGAGCGTCGCCAAATCCAAATCCTTCGCACTCACCGAGTGGTTCACATTCACCGTCTGATCCAACATCCCCAGCAACTGAGCCTGCGTCTTCACCGCACTAATCGCACTCGGATACGCACCCTTGTCCATCGCCGCCTGAACCACAGCCTGCAACTCATCCAAAAACAAATCCCGCGTATACTCCCGCCGCTCAACCTCAACCCCCGAAGCCTCAGCCGCCATAATCAATCGCTGAACCTCCGGACGCGCCAACTGCCTTGAAGCAACAATCGACATGTTCAACTCAGGACTCGTAATCCCAGCCCTGACGCACGCAATCTCAGCCGCGTTCCCCTACTTCAGCGCACGCTGCTCAACATACACCCGAGCAAAAATCGCATCCCGCTCAGCAGGACCTATCACATCCAAATCACCCGTGTCATCAAACATAATCAGCGCCCCGGCAAAACTACAAAATAAACATAATGGAACCGCACATAAAAACAAAGGGGGGTGTTTTAGGGGGTGGGGGTTCGGTGTGTAGCCCAGACGGATTTGGAGCGAAATGTGGGTGAGAGTGGGTATATATAGAATAAAACCGCGGCGTTGCCGGGCGAAGTGGGTGGGTGGGGGTGTCGCCAGCTGCCACCAGCGCAACAATGTAATCACCAGGGCGCAACAATGTTGCTCATCGCGCCTGATATCACGATCGTTGCAGTGACTGGTGACGAAACTGGTTGACAGGGTTGACTGTTGCATTACTGCTGTCAGTGGGCGTTTTGCCCGATCCAAGTGGAAAAGGAACTGGAAATGAATACCGAATTCAACTGGCTTCGCGCCGACATCGCCACCAGCGCAGCGGCAACTGACCGGGTCATCACTGGCCTGCTGGTTGCCATTGAGCAGCTGCAGCAGCGCATCACCCTGCTGGAAGGCGGCCAAGAGGACGGGGACAATTTCGCCGAACGCGTCCTCGAAGTGCTGGACGTCCGCAGCGGCACTGCTCGTGACAAGTTGTGGCTTGGCCGCGAAGGCCTTGAGGAGGCTGTCATCGACATCATTGAGGAGCGCAGTGGCACCGTCTACTCAGCCATTGAGGCTGAGATCGAAGGCAAGCTGGAGGAATTCCCTGATAGCTACAGCTTCACGCAGGCTGTTGAAGAGGCGGTGAAGAGCACTGTCCAAGAGGCGGTGGCGGAGGCGCTGGATAACCTCCTGCACGATGCCATCATCGATGCGGTGGGTGACGCTGAGGACATCGTCCGCAAGGGCCTGCGCCAGCTGCTTTAATCGAAACTGGGGCAGCTGGTTCGCTGGCTGCCCCATCTATTCAACTGAGGAAGGAACTAGACATGAAGATCGAACCGCACACTTTCTTTGACATCATCCGCCCGGACGAGGTGGCTGAGTGCTGGGAAGGCGTCACGTCCGCCGGCCTGTACGGGCCGCTCTGGGCTTGCGTGGATCATTACACTGCGCCCTCCCCTGAAGTCAGTGAGGAACCCTGCTATGGCATGGATTGCGTGGCTGATTTCTGGGATCGTTTCACACTTGAGCAGCAGCTGCTGCTGAACCAGCTGGCGGTGCGCAACGATCCGAGGGCGCAGGCTGAGGCCCGCATGATCGATATCGACAGTCAGGAATATCACAATGATTGAGAGCCGCCTTCAATCCGCACTGGCAGCTGCTGCGCTTGTGGCATGCATCGCCGTCCTAATGATCATCTGAGAGGATCCACACCATGACACGCAAGGATTATGTCTTAATCGCCGAGGCCCTGCGGATTGCCGCTGAATTGGGGATCGATCCCCGGCGCAAGATTGCCGCTGCGCTGGCGGACGACAACCCGCGCTTTGACGTTGCGCGCTTCCTTGAGGCCTGCGGCTTGCGCGCCTGACAGGCACCCCCAGCCCCACCTAGACCGGCCTCGCGCCGGTCTTTTTTTGTCCGCTGCGCATCTCTCTGGGGTTGAACTGGATAGGCAGGCGCGTTGCCCGGTTTGATGCCGCATAGGCAGGCATGTTGCCCGGTTGAACGGCATAGGGAAGCGCGTTGCGCTGCATGTTGTTATTGACGCGATTGCTGATATGGGTATTGTCATTGGCGGGCATAAGCCCGGTTTAAAGCGCAAAGGGAGCAACGAACCATGACAACCCATTACATCCAAGTCACCCGCAAAAGCCGCAACAGCAAAACAGGCGACATCCCCGTCACCACAACGTCGGAGGAATCCTGCCCGCATGCATGCCCCCTGAAGGGAAACGGCTGTTATGCCGAGGGCGGGCCGCTGGCCATCCTGTGGCGCAAGGTAACGGCGCGCAAGGCCGGCATGGCATGGGATGCCGCACTGGGCGAAATTGCCGCGCTTCCCCAAGGTACGCTATGGCGCCACAATCAGGCTGGGGACTTGCCCGGCATGGGCGACGCTATCGACGTTGCGGCACTCGCTGCACTGGTAAAGGCCAATCGTGGTAAGCGCGGCTTTACCTATACTCACAAGCCCCTGTCAGGCGGCAACGGTGGCGCGATAGCGGCGGCAAACGCTATGGGTTTCACGGTAAACCTAAGCGCCAACAATTTGGCCCATGCTGATGAACTAGCCGCCAGCAATGCCGGCCCCGTCGTTGTTGTGCTGCCGGCTGATGCAACGCGCGCAACAGTCACGCCGCAAGGTCGCAAGGTCGCCATATGCCCGGCAACGATTAGCGATAACGTAACATGCAAAACATGCGGGCTTTGCGCCATTGCCAATCGCAAAGCCATTATCGGCTTTCCTGCGCATGGCCCCAGCAAGCGCAAGGCAAGCGCCATTGCAGCCGCCTAGAGCCACCATAGGGCCGCCTGCCACGCGCGGGCGGCCATATGGCCGCTTCTGGCCAGATAGGGGAGTAAATACTATGTCACGTTCCATCAGCACCATTGCCGGCGAAATCAAACGCGATTGGACAAAGCCATATTTCGGCGCCGTTCCGTACCTTGATGCGATGCGGGCATTGGATAGCATCAGCGATAAATACTACCATGATGATGCCGAAAGCGTTGTGCGCTATTTTCTGGCCAATGCCGGCCAATGGCGCGGCGACAAAGCCCGCGAAAT